ATCCATGGCAAGGTCGTCCATCCCAAAACAATCAATTCGATGCGGTTGAAGCAATCGTTGGAATCGGTTCGCGCGAATCTTGACCCCAACGCCCAAACGATAATCAAGCAAGGCAAACACCGCTATTTGATGCCATTGGATGACGCGATGCGGAAGCAAGTTGCTTCGCTTGCTCAACCGTATCCCGTCAAGGTACAATCAACGCCAGACGCGCGCGAAGCATAGGGAACGATGCGCCCCGATTCCATCGGGGAAGAGGACGCTGTGATGCGATCCGCGCGCTCCAAATACGGGGGGCATATGACACGGCTGTTGCGGCAGAATCGCGAACTTCGGGAAATCGGTGCGTGGAATTGGACGATTCCGGCATTGGGCGCGAAATTGGACGACGGCCGAACCATCCACACTTGTCCACAAGCGGGTGCGTGCGCCGCGTTGTGCTACGCCCGAAACGGGACATTCCGGTTCAAGACGGTCAAAGCGGCACACGCTCGCAATCTGAAATTCGTGCTTGATGATCCAGACGGGTGGGAAGCGGCAATGAATGCGGAGATCACCCGATTCGTCAAGGCGGGATCATTCGTGCGGATCCACGATTCTGGCGATTTCTTCACGGATGAATATTTGATGGCGTGGATTCGGATTGCGGCAAACCATCCGTCGGTGACATTTTACGCGTACACGAAAGAAGTGTCCCGATTCAAACGGCTGGCCGTCAGTCACGCGCCCGACAATTTCCGATGGTTGTATTCGATGGGCGGCAAGGAAGACCATTTGATTGACACGATCAACGACCGGCACGCGGAGGTTTTCCCGGATGCCGAATCGTTGGAAGCGGCGGGATATTTCAACCAAGAAGCGTCCGACATTCTGGCGATCACCGCACCCACGAATCGGATCGGCATTGTCGCCAACAACATCCCGCATTTCAAGAAAAAGCAAGGCACATCAACATTCGGGGATCTGCAACGAGCGCGGGCGTAGCGTTAGACTTGGGCAATGGGAACCCGTGGACCTCAACCAAAGCCGACGCGTTTGAAGATCCTCGCTGGGGAAACGCGGCCATCCGTGATCAATTATGCGGAGCCGATCCCCGCGGGCGGGGCGTTGACCCCGCCGCCGGATTTGCGCCCAGAAGTGCGGGTCGTCTGGGATCGGGTGATCGACGCGCTCGGTCACACGGGCGTGTTGACATCGGCGGATCGGGATTTGATTCGGCTCTATTGCGAAGCGTTCACCCGATACACGGAAGCGGAAACGATGTTGGCCAAGACCGGACCTCTGGTTCGCGGACGGGAAGGGACATTCGTGAAGAATCCGTTGCACCAGATCGTCCGGGAAAACGGCGACGCGGTGAAGAAGTACGCGCGGGAATTGGGGTTGACCCCATCATCGCGCGTTGGATTGAAGGGGGAAATCGGTGACCAAGCAAACTCGGCAACGGCAAAACTCGACGCGCTCATCCGTGCCGCCCGTCGCGCCTGAAGGCGAAACGGTTGCGACATTCATTGAATCATTTTGCCGTCTGACCAAGGGGGACACGGCTGGTGAATTGATCAAATTGCGGCCGTGGCAACGCGAGATTCTCAACGACATATTCGCCCACCGCGAAGATGGTCGCCGCAAATATCGTCGCGGCTTGTTGTTGATGCCGCGCAAGCAAGGCAAAAGTCTGCTCGCTGCGGGCATCGCGTTGTTTTCGCTGTTCACGGAAATCGGAGCAGAAGTCGCCATCGTCGCGGGCGACCGCGCCCAAGCGCGCATCATCTTCCGGGAATGCGCTCGGATGGTGCAATTGGATCCCGTGTTGTCGCGCAAATTGCACGTGTTGCGGGATGTGATCGAATACGCGGAAACGGGTTCGGTGTTGCGCGTGCTGTCATCCGAAGCGTCGCGCGCGGAAGGCTACAACTTCTCAACCGTGTTGTTTGATGAAGTCCATGTGCAACCAGACGACCGATTGTGGGCGACCGTCAATCTAGGATCTGGGACGCGCAAAAACCCGCTCGTGCTCGGCATTTCAACGGCGGGTTCCAAGAGCGATTCACGCGGCCAAGATTCGTTGTGCTACAAGTTGTGGCAATACGGTCGGCGTATTGAATCCGGCGAAATCCAAGACGAGCAATTCTATTTCCGTTGGTTCACCGCCCCCGAAAATCTGGAATGGGATTCGGTGGAAGCGGCGAAAGCGGCAAATCCGGCGTGGGGTGATTTCCTTGACCCCGAAGATTTCACATCGGCCGCGCGGTCGCTGCCGCGTGACGAGTTTGAAACCAAGCGTTTGAATAGGTGGATCGCGCGTTCAACATCGTGGTTGCCAACGGGATCGTTTGAACGGTTGCAGACCGACCGACGATTGATTCCGGGCGAGCCAATCGTTGCAGCGTTTGACGGCTCATTCGATGGTGACTGCACCGTGCTTGTTGGGGCGACGATGGACGGTCACATTGAGCCGCTGTTGTTGTTTGAGCGACCGCTAGACGACCCGCATTGGCGCGTTGACATTGGCGAAGTGGAAGCGGCGATCCTTGAAATCGCCACCAAATTCCAAATCGTTGAATTGGCGGCCGACCCGTTCCGTTGGTCACGGTCGTTGGAAGCGTTGGAAAACGCCGGATTGAATGTGGTTCATTTCCCGCAAAGTCCTTCAAGGATGGTGGCTGCCTGTCAACGCTACTTCGAGGCGGTGACCCAAGAAGAAATTCATTGGGGCGGCGAATCACATTTGACCGCGGCGATGGTCCGGCATTTCCAGAATGCCGCCGTGAAGACGGATCGGTTCGGCCCTCGCATCGTCAAAGAACATCGCGGGTCTGCCCGCAAGATTGACCTCGCCGTTGCTGCTACGATGGCACTTGACCGGGCGCGCTATTATGCGACGGAGGCGGCAAAACCCGCCAGAAGCGTGGAGTTTCATAGCCTATGATTTCAACCATCGCGGAAATTGCCGGTGTCGGTCTGCTAATCTTGGCCGCGTATTTGGTGCATCCATCAATCATCATCGGTCTGGTTGGGATCGGTCTGATTGCATTCGGCTATTCGAGGGGTGACAAGTGAGCATCATTCGCCGCGTTTTGGGGACGAATCCAGAGCCACGAAATTTGAATGGCCTGGGATTGATCCCACAAGCGTTCGATCGCGTTCCGGGAATCTCCGCCAAGCGCGTGGACGAAAACACGGTGTTCGGGCTGTCAACGGCTTGGGCTTGCGTCACGCTGCTTTCCGACCTAATCTCAACGCTCCCGATTGATTCATATATCCGTGACAACGGTCAACGCCGTCCATATCGTCCGGGCGGCATCAAGCCGTTGTGGATGACCAACCCAATCCCCGGACAAAATGTTGGCATCAATGAAATTTTGTCGCAAATCACCGTGAGCCTTTACGTCAACGGAAACGCTTTCGTGTTTGCACCGCGTGACCCAGACACCAACGAGCCGCTGGAAGTGCGGGTGCTTGATCCACGCACGATCACCATTCACCAGCGCGGCCGTGAGGTTTTCTACACGATTCGCAACGGCGCGGAAAACATTGATTTCGGTTCCGACACGATCTTGCACATTCCGTTGATCACGCTGCCCGGACAACTCCGCGGGATCAATCCGATCGAGGCTCTCCGCAATACGCTTGCGCTCGGAATGACGCTTGATGATTCTGCCGCTAATTTTTTTGCGACCGGCTCCACGCCTACGGGCATCATTGAAACGCCAGACACGCTGACCGCGGATCAAGCAAAGTCATTGAAGGACGGATGGTTGCGCCATCACACGGGCGTGAACGCCCACACTCCGGGCGTATTGAGCGGCGGCGCGACATTCAAGGCATTGTCGTTCCGTCCAGAAGACGCGCAATTGCTCGCGTCACGGGAGTTCACCGTGAACGAAGTTGCTCGCATCTTCCGTGTCCCGCCCGCGTTGTTGGCCGTCACCACTCCGGGCGCGATGTCATATTCATCCGTCGTTGAATTGAATGCCGCTTTCGTGTCATACACGCTACGCCCGCTAGCCGAAAAGATCGAACGCGCGTTGTCGATTTTGATTCCGCGACCGGAAGCGTTCACCCGATTGTCCATGGACGCGCTGCTCCGCGGTTCAACCCGCGAACGGTTTGAAGCCTATCGGATCGGGCTATCCGAAGGGTGGATCAATGTGGCAGAAATCAGGCGGCTAGAAGACCTCGCGCCCGTTGATGATTCTGCGGCCAACGCATATCGGCAACCATTGAATCAAGCGGATGCCGCGCTCGCCGGAGCGCGTCAAAAAGCCGAAGTCGTTGGCGTGTTGGTTCGCGCCGGATATGACCCAGATGACGCTGCTCGCCTTGTCGGGCTGACGAAGTTGAAGCACCTTGGCGCGCCACCTGTGACGCTGCAAGCGGAACCAACACCGCCCGCGGATCCATTGCCGTGACATTCACCGCGCGAGAAATTTCCATCGGCACGGCGGCCACGCCAATCGGAACGGCGACCGCAAAAAACACCCACGAATTGACGCTCGGCAACGACTACAACAAAACCATTTATGTCGGGGGTTCGGATGTCACGGTTGGCAACGGGTACGCCGTTCCGAAAAATGAACACATCACATTGAAGATCGCCAACGGCGATGTGTTGTTTGGCATTTCTGACACCGCCGATTCCAACCTCCACGTGTTTGATTTTCAGGTTGATCCATAATGCCAATCAATCCAGACGGCTACGAGCCGACCGCGGCAATGCGGGAAGAAGCGGAACGCGGCTTGGAATGGCGGCGCGAATACGGTCGCGGCGGCACGGAGGTTGGGGTTGCGCGTGCGCGCGACATTTCCAATGGCAAGCGTCTGCCCTATGAAACGGTCGTTCGGATGAATTCATATTTCGCACGCCACACGGTTGACAAGCAAGCCGAAGGTTTCCGTCCGGGCGAAGACGGCTTCCCGTCCGCGGGTCGGGTCGCGTGGGCGTTATGGGGTGGCGACGCTGGCGAACGCTGGGCTGCGGCTATCATTGACGCGGCCGATGAAAACGGCGATCGAATGAGAAGCAAAGGGGATGACATGGCAATCGAATTCCGAACCGCTGCGGTCGAACTCCGCGCTGTTGATGAAACGGGAATGACATTTGAAGGATATGCCGCGCTGTACGATTCGCCGTCTGACACGGGGGTCGCGCCAGAAATCATCAAGCCCGGAGCATTCCGCCGATCATTGGCCGCCGCCGAACGCGGTGAATGGGATGTGAAGGCATATCAAGACCACAACCCAGAATTGCTACTTGGCACAACCAAGTCCGGCACGCTAACGCTTGACGACGATGGCAAAGGGTTGCGCGCACGGGTGTCATTGAACCCGAACATTTCGTTCCATCGTGACCTTGCGGAAATCGTGAAGACGATGGGCAAGTCGCTCGGGATGTCATTCGGCTTCTTCTCAACCAATGCCAACAAGGTGAATGATGAAGGGGTGCGCGAATTGCGTGATGTCAAGTTGGTCGAGGTGTCCGCGTTGACGGGGCTTGCCCCGTATTATCCCGGAACGATTTCCACCGTTGCCGTCCGGTCGCTTGCATCCGATAGCGGGATTGATGTGGCCGCGCTTCGTGAAGCGGTGGTCGCGCTACTCGCCGGAAATATGAATCCAGACCAAGCGAAGGTCATCGCCGATGCGGTCAACGCCGTCATCGCAGACGACGAATCCGACGCGGCAGAAGGCGAAGCGGAACCAACCGACGAGCCGATGGCGGGCGAAGAAGTCGCCCCAGAAGCCGAGCCGATGGACGAGCCAACGGCAGAAGCGGAAACGGAATCGGGCGTGAAGGTGGAAATTGAAATCACGATTCCGCGTGCCGTACCACGAAGCATCCGCGAACGCCAAATTGAATTGGCGCGTCGCGCCCTAGACTAAAAAAACCGAAGCGCAAGGGCAGATCCGCAAAGGGCGAAAGCACCGCCGGACGCGTACCACCGCGATGGTGATTGATAAAAAACCGAATAGCGAAAGGGGAATCATCGTGTCAAATGAACTGATGAACCGCCTCCATTCTGCATATCGGACGGATTTTGAGGCTGCAAAGGGTCTAATCACCCGCGCCGCTGATGAGGCTCGCGAACTTTCCGCAGAGGAAAGCGTGACCTATGACCGTCTGAACGAGCAGATGGATGCAAAGTTGGAGCAGATTAACGATTTGAAGAAGGGCGAAGAGCGTGCCGCAAAGTTGGCCACGATCATCGGCGATCTTGAAGTCACATCTGCAAAGCCATTGAACAATGATGCGGATGTTCTCCGCGCCATCATCAACGGCGAGAAGCGTTCCGCGAATTTTGAAGTTCGTGCGCTTGCGACGGCAACGGCAACAACGCCTGTCACATTCGCCGACTTCCTCGTGGAGCAGTTGGTCGAGGGGAACCCTGTCTATGAGGGCGCATCCAAGATCCGCACAACCGACATCCGAAATATCACCGTTCCTGTCATGGCGGGAACCGCACCAAGCGCGGCTTTCGTTTCGCAGGGCGGAACGATTTCGGCTTCGGATCCGGTCTTCACCAGCATCACGCTCGGCGCATACGCCGCGGCAACCTTGACGCTCGCGTCACGGGAGTTGGTTGATTCGGCTGGCTTCAATCTGGTGGAATATGTTGGCCGCGCGGCGGGCAACCAGATCGCATATCTCGCGGGTTCGGCGTGTACGCTCGGAACCGGAACGGTGCAGCCAACGGGCTTCGTGTCCGCGCTGACCACGGCTGGTGCGCTCACGACGGCAACGAAGTCGGGGACGGTCACATCGACCTTCTTCGATGTCCTTGACCTGAACGCTGCGCTATATGCGCTCACTCCAAAATATAGGAACGCCAACACCGTGTGGCAGATCTCAACGGGCGCGGCTCGCAAGGTTCGCGGTCTTCAAGATCTGAACGGGCAGTTCATTTGGCAGCCAGCCGTCGCGGCCGGTGCGCCAGAAACCCTGCTCGGCTACCGCGTCAAGGAGAATGTGCATATGGCGGCGGTGGCTTCGGCTTCCAAGTCCGTTGCAATCATTCACGAGCCGTCGTTCTATATCCGCGAAGCGGGTGGTGTTGAAGTGGCCACATCGAGCGAACGCTACTTCGAGATCAATAGCATCGGCATTCGCACGATCTACCATTTTGATTCGGCGCTGCCGGACGGATTGGCTGGTCGGGTGCTCGTTTCCGCCAACTCATAATTGGCAATCTTCCTCGGGTGAGGTAGAATCGTCCGAGCGTCGCCCATCTGGGTGACGCTCGGACTTTTATTTGGAGGGTGAGGCAATGACGCTCCGCATCGCTTGGTCAAGCAATGCCCCTTGGACGGGCTCGGGATATGGCGTGCAGACCGCCGAAATTGTTCCGCGCTTGGTTGCAGACGGCCACGAAGTCGCGATTCTCGCAAATCACGGGCTTGCGGGTTCAATCATCAATTGGGGCAATCCGCCCGTCCCCGTATTCCCGCAAGGGATTGACGCGTATTCAAACGATGTCCACCCCGCGCAGATTGCAAACCACATCGGTGACCAGCAGCATCGCGGGCTGGGGGTCACATTGTTTGATGTCTGGGTTTTCAAAGCCCCGCAATGGGACGAAGTTCCGTTGCTGTGTTGGACACC